TGGCTGCTACTCTAAGAGTGCATCAGGTTGCGGGTGCGCAGCGATGTCATCTCAATCACTGCGCGCTGGTAGGTCGGGAAGCGTTCGCTGCGGTTGCTGGTGCGGCAATCCATGACCTGCCATTCGGTCGGCTGTTCGATCCGGTCGGCGATACCGATGATCATGTACGGATAATCGGCACCGACGCTGTGACCTTGCAGGCCACCTGTATTGATGCCGTGGCCGGTGTAACGGACGGTGGTGGTCATGGCAGCAGCGCCTCGAAGAATTCCTGCGGCTTGAGTTCGGGGGCACCGTAGCTGCCCATCTCCGACAACAACTGACCGCAGTGCTTGCTGGTGGTCACGCTGAATTTCTTTTCCGTCTTGTACGTCACACCATCAACTTCTGCGACGACGGGCGTCTCATACGAGAAGCCGATCCGCGTGCCGTTGTTAAGTGTGAGGATGGTGCGGTTCGACCCTACTTGATTGAGCTTCATGGTCTGTATCTCCTGTGAGTGGTGGTTAATTCCACCGCAGCAGCGTCCGCGTGTGCAGGCGCTGCGTCTGTGGTTATCTGGCCGGACTTCAACTGAGCGGGGAGTGAGCGTCACTTCGCGCCGGCTTGTTGCTAGGGTGTTTCGATCGGATTGTTAAGGAGCGGCGGGTCACTGATGCACCCAACTGACGCCACTATACATGGCTCCATTGGAGCTGTCAAGGATTATTTTGACATCGGTTAAAAATGTGGGCACCCTATCGCCGTCGCCTAACCGATTGAGAAAAACTATGGACGCTTACTGCATCAAGATTTGCGTATCGCCGCAGGGCATCACGGTCGGTACGGAGCCGATAGCCGAAGAGATGGATGAGCCGCAGGGCACGCCGGTCCAGTCGATTGAAGAGGCGCTGCAGCAGGTGCAGGCGATCTACTCGCAGCAAGGTGAAGACCCGGCCGCTGCTGAAGCGCAGGGTGACAAAGACTTCACGAGCGGCTTTGCCTAGCATGGCTGCATTTACCGACGACGAGAAGGCTATGTACGTTGCGCTTGTGTGCCGTTCCATGAAGGATGGAATGACGGCACGCAAGGCTGCAGCGATGCATGGCGTACCGATCTCGTCGGTGTGGGATTGGTGCCACGCAAATTCAGAGTGGCTCGGACAGTATGAGGAAGCGCGCGGCGCTTTGTATCGTCACTGGGAAGAGGATATCGTCGAAATATCGGACGAGCAGCACGTCGGCCAGATCGTCAAGGACAAGATACTCGGCCGAGAGATCGAGACGCGCGATATGACCGATCATCGCCGACTGCGCGTCGAGTCCCGCAAGTGGCTCCTGTCCAAGCTCAAGGCCCGCCAGTACGGCGACAAGCTCGCCCTTGGTGGCGCTGATGACCTGCCGCCTATCCAGAGCAAAGCTGACGTGACGCTCGCTCCTGAAGATGCCTACAAACAGATGATCGGGATCGGTGGAAATGGGCGCACCTGATCTCAACTGGCGCGATCCCGATTATGACATTGTATTTAGGTCACGGATCGCTGCCGTCGAGAACCTCAGAGCGAAGCCTGAGCTTGTGCCGTCAGTGCTTGAGTTCTACAAGGACAATCCTGTCGCGTTTATCTCAGATTGGGGGATGACGTTCGATCCGCGTATGGCCGAGATCGGCAAGCCGACGATGGTGCCCTTCGTACTGTTCCCAAAGCAGGTTGAATTTATCAACTGGCTATACGCCAAGTGGCGTGGCCGGGCTGATGGATTGGCTGAGAAGTCCCGCGATATGGGCGTGTCGTGGCTCTGCTGTGCGTTCGCTGTCTGGATGTGGCGCTTCCATCAGGGCACGGTCGTCGGCTTCGGCTCACGCAAGGAAGAGTACGTCGACAAGCTCGGCGACCCGAAGTCACTGTTCTGGAAAGTGCGTCAGTTCATCGGCCTGCTGCCGCAGGAGCTACGGCCGCGCGGCTACGACGAGAAGCAGCACGCGCCACACATGCGCATCCTGAACCCTGAGAACGGCGCGGCAATCGTCGGCGAGGCTGGCGACAACATCGGACGAGGCAATCGAACCTCTATCTACTTCAAGGACGAGTCCGCGTTCTATGAACACGCAGAATCGATCGATGCTGCGCTCTCTCAGACCAGCAACTGCAAGATCGACGTGAGCACGCCGAACGGACCGGGCAATGCGTTCTATCGCAAGCGGCATGGCGGTAAGATTGACGTTTTTATATTCGATTGGCATGACGATCCGCGCAAGGACGAAGCGTGGTATCGCGACCAGTGCTCGAAGCTCGATCCGGTGATCGTGGCGCAGGAGATTGACCGCAACTATGAGGGCTCGATCGCGAACAGTTTTATCAGCGGCGATCTGGTGCGCAATGCCATGTCGCGCGGTCCGATGGACGTGCAGGCAACGGGCGGTCTGATGGCCGGTCTGGATGTGGCGCGCTTCGGTGATGACAAAACGGTGCTGACGTTGCGTCGTGGTCGCGTACTGCTCAAGCAGGTCGTGTGGGCCAAGCATGATCTGGTGCAGACGGCGGCTAGAGCGCGCAACGAGATCGCTGCCTATAACATCCGATTGGAACAGATCGCCGTCGATACGATCGGCATCGGTGCCGGTGTGGCGGATATGATGCGAGCATGGTGGCCCGACAAGACTGACCATCGTACCGGCCGCATCACAAAGACTGTGATCGATGTCAATTCGGCAATCCGCATGGACGACGGCCAGAACTACAACCTGCGCGCCAAGATGGCGACCAGTGTCCGTGAGTGGCTGGTCGGTGCGTCGATACCGAACGACCCTGACCTGATGACCGACCTGACGGCGCTGCAGTACGGCTATCGGGCTGGCGAACTGCTGCTGGAATCCAAGGACGATGCGAAGCGGCGCGGCATCAAGAGCCCTGACCGATTCGACTCGCTCGCTCTCACTTTTGCTGTACCGCCGGCCCCTGTGGTTGAGGATCGGCTACCTGTTGTTCCATCGTATCAACCGCACGCGCCCGGCTCGGGTATGTAACCAGAGGAGTATGACAAATGACTTGGACAATTACAGGACCGACGCCGATCGGTGAAGGGGAAGGCAGCAGCAAGCTGATTGCATGGACTGGTGGCGCAACGGCCGATGGTGCCGCTACTGCCGTCGAGTTGCCTGAATGGGCTGACAACTGCGTGCAGATCATCGGCACGATCGGTGGTGCAACGGTCGTGATCGAAGGCAGCAATGACGGCACGAACTACAACACGCTGAACAATGCGCAAGGTGCTGCTCTGAGCTTCACGGCGCTGACTGATGCGATGAAGCAGATCGTTGAGCGTCCGCGTTACATCCGTCCGAAGATTACGGGCGGCGCTGCTACCGGCATCGGCGTGTATCTGCTGATGCGTCGTGCTAACCCGATGAGGACTTAAATCATGGCAAACAAATCCACAGTGGCGAGCGATCTGCGTCGTTTCGTTACATTCGTGCAGGGGCTGACGGCTGCGGCCGATACGCTCGACCAGATGCAGAGCATGGAAGAGACGGCCCTTGCTACCGAGCAGCGCGTGTCGGCTGCACAGGCGGCGCTGACTGCGCTGCAAGCGCAGATCGCCGATGCAGACCGCGAACTGGTTGACACGCGCACCAAGGGTGCCGCCAGTGTCAAGGATGCGGCCAAACGTGCGCAGGAGAAGACTGATGCAATGGTCGCTGCTGCCGAGATGCAGGCGACAAACATCGTCGATGCTGCACGTGCTAAAGCTACAGAGATTGTTGCGCCGGCACAGGGCCAATATGACACTCTGATCGTGCAGGTTACATCGCTCGGCGATCAACTCGTTCGGATGACGGAAGACCGTGCGTCGCTGGCTGCTGCTGTTGCTGCAGCCAGTGCCGACCTAGCGGCGGTGGAGGCCAAGCTCGCAGCGGCACGGGAGGCCGTTGTCAAGCTGCTCGGGTAATTACAATCGCATCTACCCCAAAGAGGGTGGGAGGGAATGACATGGTTATAAAGTGTTCTCCAGAAATTACAGACTGCCCGTCACATACAGTAGGTGAGCGGCTGACGCACATCGAGCAGCAGCTTTCATCGCTGACGCAATCCATAACGTCGTACATGGATAAGCAGACCAGCATTGCTGTGGCGTTTCCAAAGGACGCGCATACCGGCGAGCCCGACTATGACGGCCATCGCTCTGCGCATGAGCAGTTCATTGCTGAGAGCAAGGCACGTACCGAGTTCTGGAAAAAGATGCGCTTCGAGTTGGTGAAGTGGGGGCTGCTTGGTTTCTTGGGCTGGCTGTTGGTGCAGGTCGTATGGCCGGCGCTGGCGAAGGGGCACGTGTGATGAAGGTCATCATTCGCCGTAGCAAGTGCATGCCGACCGGTACGATCGGTCGGCTAGTCGCCGAGGGTGGATTCGCTTGCGATACCCTCGAATTGCCATGGAAAGACAATCAGCGCGGCATGTCGTGCATTAAGGATGATAGCTACGTCGGCTGGATATGGCATTCGCCTACATTGGGCCGTCCGGTCATTCGTCTTGAAGACAGGCATGGCCGCAAAGACTGTCTGATCCACAACGCTACATGGGCAGGTGACGTGTCGCTTGATCTGGACGGTGATGGCAATGCCGGTGATCTGATCACGCAGGTGCATGGTTGCACCGCAGTCGGCATGGGTTACGGCATGATCCAGCGCAAAGATGGTGAGCAGCAGTTCGGCATCCTGTCGAGCAAGGATACGCTGGCTCGGCTGGTTGAGCACCTTGGTGCCGGTCAGCACACCTTCATTTATGTGTGGGACGCGGGGTGCGAGCCATGACAGAAGAGCGCCGCATGTCATTGGGCTGGCGGTTGCTGTCGAACCTGACGCGCCGTCCGTTCAGCCGGTTGGTGTTAGTCGTCACGATGTGGATGACATGGCGCGTGACGGCATGGGCATTTGACTTTGCCAACGCAACGGCAGGTGTCGGCGGTTATGACGTGGCGGCCACTCTGGCTGCAATTACCGCACCGTTCGCTGCATTGCAAGCGGCAGCATTTAAGGTCTATACGGAAGGGAAGACAACAGAATGAATCCACTGGTCTATGTTTTTGTCATGGTCGGTCTGCTCGCTGCTGGCGCGTGGGGCGGGTGGGAAGCGTGCAGCAACCGGCGCGATGCGCTGGAACTGGCAGAAGCCAAGAGCAAGAGCGATGCGCTGACGGCCATGGCCCATGAGATCGCAAAGATCGACGTGCGCAACGTGACGATACGACAGACACTTGAGACACAGACTCGTGAGGTGCCTGTGTATCGTGACTGTAAAAATACAGAAGCTGTGATGAAGACGATCAACGAGGCTCTGTCGGGAGGTAAATGACATGCCGATATTTGGATACAGCAATGGTACGAACCTTCGAGAACTGGCAAGACGACAGGTGCGCGCGAAGTTCCCTGATCTGCGCGAAGGTACGTCCGGCTGGTACCGCGCCGTCGAGAATCGTTACAGGAGACTGAAATGAAATCGCTGCTCCTGCTGCTCATGGCTGTCATGCTGAGTGGATCGGCCTGCAACCCGACACAACCTGATCCGGGCAATCCTGTCGCTATCTCGTCGTGTCCCGAACGACTGCCGCCACTGGTCGATGCTACGTTCGGCGCGACAGTCAATAAGCTGGTCGAGGTGACCGGTATCTATTTCAAATGTCGTACCGCTGCTGTAGGCACAACCAAGGAGTAACCGTCATGCCAAAATCAACCGATGCTTGTAATCGAATCCTCAACCTGCTGTATCGAGCAACCGCGTGGGCAAACGTAGCGGACAACGCCTCTGCTGCTCCACTTACCGATGTCTATGTTGCGCTCCACACGGCGACACTGACGGCGGTAACGAACTCGCAGGCTGAGAACGAGGTCGCATACACCAACTATGTGCGGAAGCCGGTCGCTCGTGGCGCGGGATGGGTCGCCGGTTCAGGCGGTTCGACGAGCAACGCCGCGTTGCTTCAGTTCGACCAGTCCGGTGCAACCGGCGCAACGCTGGCAGCGGTATCGACCGGCACGACCGTATCTGGCGCGACGGCGGTCTGGCACTACGGCGCGCTGAACAGTCCGATCACCATCGGCGCAGCAGCAAGTATCACGCCGCAGTTCCTCGCCAATGCGCTTGTCATAACGGAAACCTGATGCTGTTCCCACAATACCCATATCTTTACTCCTGCGCTGAATGCGGAGCGAAGGCCCGAGTAACCAAGGACAAGGTAAAACGAACATGCAACCACACGACAGCAACGATCAACGCGCCACGGAAGGTACTGCTGACGGGCGACGGGACACTGAACGGAGTACCGATGACAGTGCGACTGGACTGGCACCTGCGGCGGTTCCTGACGCGGCTGACGGGACGGTGTGTCTGAGCGCTCGGTTGGTCGGCAGCGGTAAGGCGGCGGGATGAGAGGTTTCCGCACTGTCGGAGAGTTCGCCAACGCTGATCTGCTCGGTCAGTGTTGGATCACGCAATTTCGCAAGGCTGTAGCGTCTGCGGCCACTACGACGAATGCGTGGATCGACTACAGCTATTTTGCGGGCAGTCCTGCTGCAAACTTCTATGCGTCGTCGCCATCTGTCGCTGCACTCGTTGAAGCCTCTCGTGGTATCTACGTGCCGAATGTTTCACCCATGACGCAGCACCTGAAATCCATGATGGTGATGACAGCAAACACATCCACAGCGGTCAATGCGCGGCAGCGGTTGGTGCTGTGCGACTACCTGCTGTACTACCCGTTCATCGACACGGATGCTATCGGCGAAGAGCAGTTGATGGACAACACAGTCCCGCTGCCGCGATACACCAGCGGACGGGTGATTGCGGTTGCTCAGTCTGCCGCTTCGACCATAGGGCAATTCACCTTCACCTACACCAATCAAGACGGTGTGGCTGGCAGGGTGAGCCAGAACGAATTCACCTTTGCGGTGGCCGGTGGCGGACAGGTCGTGTCGGCTGATGGTGTCGGTGCGAGCTACAACCCATACCTGCCGTTGCAACTCGGAGACACGGGCGTCAGGTCTATCGAGTCCGTGACCTTCACTGCGGCAGGCGGCGGGTTGATGGCGCTGGTAATTGTCAAGCCACTGTTCAACGGATATGTCACGCAGGAATGTCGAACGACAACCGGTGTCGCTTACGGTGCAGCAGACGAATTCATGTCGTTGATTCACGCAGCAGGCGCTCCGCAGATCAAGGACGGTGCGGTGCTGAATTTCTTTGCCGAGGGAACAGCGGGATCACTCGCGTCGTCCATGTTGGTCGGCACCCTCGAAACTGTATGGAACTGAAGGAGTATTATAAAATGGGGTTCTCCAGTCAAGACGACCTGATCACGCAACTGACCGTCAATGGCAAGGGTGATACAGTCACAACGACCAAGACGCTCGCTGCTGCGCAGTTGGCCGGCGCATGGACTCTGCTGGCAGGACACGCAGGGTATCCACCTGCTGCGACCTTTACCGGCGCAGACCTGACTTACGTACCGACGGACGACACGTGGTCGGAAGGTACGATCTATACGGGCGGTGATGTCTCGACGGCGACCAAACATTTCCTGACTGCCGGTGGTTGTGCTGTCGCTGCGGCGGGTGCGCCGTGGTACATCATGGCGATTGACCTTGTGGGTTTCGTCCCGCTGTCCGGTGCGAACGTATCGAGCACGGGTGCGAAGACAGTGACTATGACGGCCATCGGTTCCGGCGCTGGCAAAGGCGATCGGTACGCCGCAGGTGCCGGACTCAGGATGTTCGTTGCGGCAGATACGGCGCTCGGCGCGAATGCCCCGACTTGCGTCGTTGCGTACAAGAACACGGCAGGCGTCTCACACAACACGACGACATTTACTTCTACCGCATCGGTTCCGGTGGGTGGATTGTTGAATACCGGGGCGGCGGCGAACAAGTACAACCCGTTCCTGCCGCTGGCCGCTGGCGATACCGGCGTGTCCGACATTGAAACGCTGACATGGGCCGGTACTGCTCACGCGTCGGGTACGGTCATCATCGGCCTGTGCAAGCCGCTCTGGACGCTGCCGCTGCCGGCGACAGGCCTTTACAACAAGATGGACTTGGTGAATGCCATGCCGTCGATGCGTCAGATCAAGGACGGAGCGAACATCCAATTCCTGCTGTTCCAGACGGGCGCGACGACTTCGGCAGGTACGGTCAATGTCGACTTCGACTACGGCTACGGAGGCTGATTGTGGATAGGC